GTTTATTTTGTAAAAATTCTTTGTAATTCATTCGTTTCAAGGAACCCGATATATCGTTACCCCGGCCGGAGGTTCGGTTCCTTTCTAAAGTATTGAATTTTGGAATTTTTCGACAGAACTGCCGAACGTCTGAATAAAAAATCGCTATTACTCATAGCTGAGATTGTTTGAAGTATTTATATCTTCATGTGTAAATTTGTGGCTGTCAAGTGTTTTATGAGTTCAAATAGCACATAATCCCACATTCTGGGAAAACTTCTGTATTCATGTTTCCTCTGTTTGGATCCAGTTCATCCAAGTAAATAGGAGATCCCTTACTGTCTTTCAAAATAGAATGTCCGACCAATCATTCTAATTCGGATCTACTTTTGAAAACATCTGGAAAATCTTTTCTGATCTTATTCCAATATCCCATGCCTCCTTTCGTGCAGCCGAGGCAGTTGTTGTTCGGATATCCCAATTCATACATAAAAGGGCGTTTGAATGGGAATGTTCTCTCGAATAGTCCATGAACTTCTTCTTTTGACAGATTCCTATCTATAAGCGGAAATTCATGTCTAGCCTGCGGATTCGATTCAACCGTGCGTTCCGCTCTTGATTTTTCTTTAAAATCAAACCCCCATACATAAATCAGTTCATAATCCTTGTTTCTATTTTCCCACTCCTTTCTGACACGCTT